GGTCAAAAGATTTTATTAAGATTGCAGGGTCACTGGACCGGGCAATGAAATTTGAGGAAGAAGTTAAGCAGCTAGCAGAGAAAGCCTTCGATGAAGATTAAAGACGCAAAAGAAATTACAGACTCATTTACCAAGACAAGCAAGATGCCTGGTCTTAGTTACAGCTTGCCAGCGTGGGAGTGTAAGACCGGCAGCAAGCTACGTAAAATTAAAAATTCAGTTTGTTCAATGTGTTATGCCCTGAAGGGTAACTACACAAGATATAAAGCTATTAAAGCAGCTCAATATAGAAGACTGGATGCAACGAAGGACCCGCGCTGGGTTGATGCTATGGCTGCGGTGATCAAGCGCCAGAAGTGGTTCAGATGGCATGACGCCGGCGACGTACAGGACCAGCAGCATCTAAATAAAATTTTTGAAATATGCAGGTTAACACCTGACACCAGACACTGGCTGCCAACGCGTGAAGCGTGGATCAAGGACCACCTGGCCAGCAAGCCTGACAATCTTGTTATAAGGTTCTCCCCTCCAATGATGGACCAGCGCAACGACACCTGGCCCAACTCTTCAATGGTTGTAAAGACTGGCGCGACTTGTCCAGCGCCATCGCAGGGCGGCAAGTGTGGCAGCTGTAGACAATGTTGGGATAGTGATATAAAAGTAGTTTCATACGGTAAACATTAATGAGTTTTACATTTAAACATCCAAAATATTATAAAGAATTACGCAAGCGTAATAAATCGGATCAGGCCATTAGCGAATCTAAAACAGTCGACATTGGAGATAGCGTGCGCTCTGGTCCGGGCCTTCGGTCTTATCCTTTATCCGGCAACGGGGGAAAGCTAGACTCGCTGCAGACTCTAGCCGATAAGGCCCAAGCGCCAAGCCCCAAGCAACAAGCTTCAAGCGCCAAGCTCTTGAAGCATCAAGCTGCAAGCATCAAGCCCCAAGCAGCAAGCATCAAGCTTCAAGCCGCAAGCCTCAAGCTCCAAGATTCTTGAACCACGAAAAAGTTTCACGGTACCTGAACCAAGGGCCTCTACCATAATAAATGTATTGTGTGGATGCTTCACATGGAAGGCAATTTGATGTGGAGAAAACCTTATTTTATTCCCCTTACAGACCTTTAATTCTACAGTGAAAAAGTGCCCAGAAGTATTATAACCCAATAGATCGGGAGTACCGAGTAAACTATTATTTTCAAGTCTAATCCACGAAATATCTTTAATAGTTTTTTTAACTTTTGCATAAAATTTAGCTTCTGGTTTCAAGGGAATTTAGTAGTCCCGTTGAAGTTTATCAGGTAAGATAAGTGAAGAAGGTTTTTGAGTTTTTAAAACTAATCTGTGTGTGCTATGACCAGGTTGACCAACAATGGGAGTAGCATTTTCATGTACTTCCATTCGTTTAATCTCATGTAGCTTTCCATCTTTCTCTACAAAAATGACTGCGTTCTTTATTGCATCCGAACCTTTTGTAAAGTTACTTAGAAACAGTTGTAAGTCTTGTACTCTCACGAATCTTTTCGTCTTAACTTAGCTGTCAAGTCCTTTATCACTTTTTTGTAACCTTGCAAGAGATTAATATTTTTTTCATTTTCTGACGATACCAACCTTAGTTCCCACAATTGTTTTTTATACAATTCTATTAAAGCTTTATATCCTTCTACTTGTTCTTGTAGTTTTTCTATACGCCTTTCTAAGTCTGCATCGCCTCTGCCATATACTTTCATGGTTGACAATATAGGATAGTTCCCTTAAAAAGTCAATATGGGAGTTCCAAAAAGATTAACAGAAATGCAACAAAGGTTTGCTGAGTTTTTAGTATTCGGTGGACCAGATGGGCCAATGACTAAACGTGAAGCTGCTATCGCTGCTGGTTACAGTAAGGATAGAGCAATGCGTGAAGGATCAGAATTAACTAATCCAAAATACTCACCACTTGTTGTTAAACATATTGGTGAACTTAAAGAAGAAAGATTAAGAAAACACGAAGTTACTTACGAGGGACACGTTGCCGAACTTGCGAGATTAAGAGAAGCAGCTTTGAAGAAAGGTAGTTTTTCATCTGCGGTAAATGCTGAAGCAAACAGAGGAAAAGCAGCAGGGTTATATATAGACCGAAAAATAATAAAAACAGGAAAGTTAGAGGACCTATCAGAACAAGAGTTAGAAGCAAAAATGAAACAAATTCTAGACGACTACGGGCAATTGATAAATGTGACTCCATCTATATCTTCTGAATCTTCTTTACCCACTGTCGAGGAATCATCGTCCGATCCCCAAAAGTAATTCCATCATCATCTTTATCGTAAGACGCAAATAATTTTATAGACTTATCATCTTTAGAATACAACCAACCTTCATTAATAGGTGTTGCTAATTTCATTTTATCAAATTCTTTATCTGTAGCCCAGCCAGAGTCACTGACGCAATCAATCCACTCCACTCTAACTTTAGGAAAAGGTATATCGGTGGACTTATCAGTTAACGACAATTTTCTTCTTTTCCTAGGCATATAGGATTCTACCACAGATTTTTATTTTTAAAAACACGTTTCGCGCGCGTGAACCGAAATTTGATAGTACACATTAAAGTGTACCAAAAATAAAAAGTGTACCAAAAAGTGTCCACCCTAAAGTCATATATACCAACACTTCTAGACCAAAAGTACACTTGGTACACATTATCCAGAGAAAAAATAAAAAAAAAATAAAATCTGTCACAGAATACTATAGTACTACTTTATCTGCCTTATCTGCCTTATTATTGCCATATTGTCGCTCAAAAATTGCCTCAATGTCCTCAACTAGCTTAATCATGTTGTCATGATCCAGCCTCGATGCTGCGTGTAACGCCTTATTATAGTAGTCTTGTTGCAACTTTCTTGCCTTATTCTCTGTCTGTACTGCCTGTATTTCAGGTAATGTTTGATCAACCATTGGTAAAATCCTCCTCTTTCATTGGTGTTGTCTTCTCTTTTTCGTCAAAAATTAGGTCATGATACATGTCCAATCTTTTCAAAAACTTATGTTTAAAGGTCCTTAATTCATGGTCCGTGATCCTAAATTCTTGGTAATATAAGTCAGGCGTGCATACCATGATAACTCCTTGGCGTATACTGGACCCGTAGACGTAGTCATGTGCCATGGCGTACGCTGCAATTTGAAGATAATAATCTTCGATCCATTCTTTCTTCTTCGGACGATTGGCCTGCTTGAAGTCAACAATAGTTTCAATATCGTTATGTAAACAAACAAGGTCTGTTTGACCTGCATACAGCCCCGGATAATGTAGTGTGACTTCCGAACCAAAGTATTGATCCACTGGCGCAAGACCCACTTCCATAATTTTTTCGGCCATGGGCTTCGCCGCCTGTCCGAGTTCTGTAAGATCATCATAACCAACATCTGTGATAAATGACTCGAGGTACTTGTGCATACTGGTACCCCTTGAACTAGATATATTCTTGATTCGCTCTGCTTCTTGTGTGCCAACTTTCGCCTTCCAATCTTTTAAAAATGTTTGATCTTTGGTGGCACCTAGTATCGTAGTCACACTAGGAAGTCTATAATTACTTATCTCATAAACTCGCTTTCCAGTATCAGGATCTGTGATCTGTTTTCCTTCTAAGTAATTGTATTTATTATTTTTTTTCACTGTTATTTAACTTTTTACTTTGGATGTAACTCGGTGCAAAGTCTACAACGTTATTCAAAGGTACGTTGTCATGGAAATTACCACTTACAGATACTCGTAAACAATCTGATTTATACGGAGCTACCCAGTGTTTTAACCAAGATGGAAAAATAAACATATCTCCTACTTCAGGAAACAAAGACATAAAAGTAATAGCATCTCTTGGACTATTATCTCCGTAAATAAATTGTATACCTCCAGGTCCACAGCTTTTACCTTTATATTTTTTTTGTTCTTCTTTAAGTTCTTTTGGTATTTGTAAATAAATTACAAAAGATAATTTACCATCATGATCGTGTGGTGGGTTATACTCATAAGGTCTTTGGTGATTGATCCACATAGAAGTTAGAATGTACTCTGGTTTCTTCTCATAAGGTTCTTTAACATAGTTTTGATAAACTTGATCGTAAACTCCTAAATACTGAGATAACTCTGGTAAAACTATTTTTTTAGATTTATCACTGTAACCTGTTTCGTTTTCAATGATACCTGCTAACTTATCTGTAAAATCTATCCTGTTGTTCTTTCCTTCTTTTAATAATGTTTTTACTAGCCAGTCTGATACTTTTAATTTAATAACACACGGCCCCCAATTAAATACGTCTACTCTTATATTTTCTTTTTTCATTCCATACTCATTTGTTTTTTATATTCATCTAATGATACTACTTTACCATTCATAATGTGACCAGAATAATGTTCAATAACTTTTGTTATTTTTGGTAGTTTAGTATGTGCCCATGGCCATATTAAACAACAAACATGATACGCATCTCTAAACGTACAACGCCATTTGTATTGTTTTAAATATGGTGTACCATCTTTACGCAAACCTTTTCTTGGTTTGTGATTAAAAGTACCAACACCTAAAACTTCGTGTACCCACAACAACACAGATTCATCCGTCATCGTGATCTCCATACTAATACGCCAAGTATCTGTATATCTGTATCCAGGTTTACCTCCGTGTTTCTTTTTCTTTTCTTTTACTTTCTTGTAATAGATACTACCTTCACCATCAAACAATCCTGCAATGTAAGCTCTGTCTGTTTCATGTATCATTAGTGTACTGTTATCCCCTCTACATCTAAAAAATCACCTTCACCATAGTCGTAGAGTTCTCCTTGAGAGTCACAATCCCAACATTGATGGATCATGCTTTCTTTTTCAAGCATACAAGAAACTTTAATAAACCCATTACCTTTACAGGTAGGGCATATGTACACCTTCTTAACTTTTTTTGAATTTGCCATTTAATTTCTTTGCTTTCTCGTTTGCGATTGCTTCTATTGTTTTTGCTACACTTAGTTTTGCACTAGGCAATATCATTTTTGATAGTTTTTCTAAGGTAGAGTATGTATCTTTTGTTAATGATACATTTTTGTATTTACTCATATCAGTCATAAGTATTTCCTTTCATTGTTAAGCTTTCATATATAAGTGAGTTTATAGGATTGTCAATGATAAAAGTAAAAATTTGACAAAATAATTTTATTTTGATAAGGGTAGTGGATCTTCTCACCATTACCTACCCTTATATTTCCCTCTTTAGGGTAGGTGTTTTAATTACAGATACACCCATAAAGAAATCCGCTACCATCATTCATTACATGCACATTATATGGTTCTTCATAGTACGTTGTTAAATATAAACGCAATATGTCACAAAGATCAAAGCAATCTACTTCTGCCAGTAATGACATACCCGCCGTCATCTCCTTTGTGACAGCCACTAAGTGATACAACCCGTCGTTTAGAAGTATTAAGTCCATTGTTTGCCCACTCCTTTACTAATTTATACCAAAGTTTTTTAAGCTCTGGGTCTTTTGTTTTGTTGTAGTCGTTGGCTAACTTGTCTATTTGGTCTAATATAGTCATTAGTTCTAGTCCCCCATGCAATTATATTTTTTATACCTGATGCTTTCAAGGTTAAATCAACACCATATGGTTTCCATGCTTTTTTCATTAAGTTTAGTTCAAGTAAAAAGTTTGACCATTGACCTTGACTGGCACCATCTACTTTAATTGTTATTATTTTTTCTTTCATACCTACAATGTAGGACTTTTTAGGATATTGTCAACCCTTTCCTTGGCCTTTATATCTACGAGTACGTCGCTGTCTTTTCTCGTTTTTATTTAAGTTTTTTTTGTGTTTTCGAGGACCTCTTTTTTTAGGTTTATCACGAGGCGTGAAGTGTTTGAATGTCCTCTTAGCCATCTTTCCATTCTTTTACAAAAGGCTCTGCATCTTTAGGTTTTGCTATGTGTGGTAGATAACTTATCTTACCATTTACATGTTGTTTTAAATCAGATCCACAATTCATGCATCTATACAAGTCAATAGTTAATCCAACTAACATAGTGTACTCATCACATGTTGGACATTTACCATTAACTATTTCTGCTTGAATTTTCATTGTGCTAGTGGATTATCACTACGCTCTTTTAGTTCTTCAATTTGATTTTTAATTAATTCTATTTCTTTTTTATTTATTAATGTAACTGTGTGAGAGTGTTCTTCGTGTTGGTGTTCTACCACTTTATGACTGTGTGACGTATCTTGATTCTCTAATGCAGATACTTTTTCTTCTAATACAGCTATCTGTGCAGACCAATCCGTACCACCTGATGCTCCTTCTAGAGCTTCTAGTTT